AATGGAAGGTAAGAGAAGGAGGGACAACAAATCTCTCGCCAGAACAGATGACTGGATTATATTTAACTAAACATTCACAACTTACATCTAAAGATGTTAACCAAGCAAAATCTAACAAAAGATTACATCAGTATACTAAAAAAGATGGTTGGGGAGCAAAATCGACATTTAATCCGCAGAGACAAGCACAGCGTTACCACGACTCTCTTTTAGAAGTAGCACAAAAATTTGGCAAGAGAGGCCTTTTCAGCAGAGAAAACTCTCAGGCATATAGAGAAATAACTGGGAAAGAGCCTAATCCTCTTTTAGATGGAGATAATCCTGAATTTAGTCCTCCTTCTACCAAACAGAATATTACAGGCTTTGATACATATGGAGACAATAGAAAAACTACTGCATTTAAAAATAAGTTTTCAGCAATATTTCAGTCAGCTGATCAAAAAATAAAAAGTGATGCAAGTTTGGAAGCATTCCATGGAAGAGGTAAGGAGGCTGCTAGAGTAAAATCTATAAAACAATTGCCAGATCCAATACCAAGTACAGCAGATAAATTAGTAAATTATGCAAAAAAAGTAGTAGCACAAAAAAAAGATAGTGATGTACGGAAAAATACTGCTAAGAAAAAGAAAGAAGGTAAACCTGCGGTAGATCAAAGCAATCCTATAAGCCAAGAATCTACTGCTGATGTCGCAAGGCATATGTATTATGGTAAATCTGCTAAAGAAGTAAAAAAAGAAGTAAAACAAGCAGCTAAAATAAAAAGGAATAAGGCACATTTAAAATCAATAGGTGGTAAATGGGCCAATCTAGCAGGTAAACTGCCTAAAGGAGCAGGAGGCAAAACAAAGAAATCAGCAATATCTGGTGCAGTTTGGGATCCTAAAAAATTTGACAGGTACAAAAAAGAAAATAAAGTAAGATATAATCCTAATATAAATTAAAATGAGTAGTGCAGAACGAGCTATAGAAATTGCAGAAGCAATTGTTGAAGCAGAAGAGACTAATAAACTGCTTGTCTATGAGCCTTATGAGTATCAAAAGCGGTTTCATAATGCAAAAGATAGTTCTGGCAAACTGGCAAGGCAACGTTTATTGATGGCTGCCAATAAGACAGGCAAGACCTACTGTGGTGCAGTAGAACTAGCAATTCATCTAACAGGTCTTTATCCTGATTGGTGGACAGGAGCAAGGTTTAAAAGGCCAGTTGTAGCATGGGCTGCTGGTAACACTACTGGTAATACCAGAGATATAGTACAAGCAGAGTTAATTGGAGAACCTGGAGATCCAGAAGAGTACGGTAAGGGTGCAATACCAAGAGAATTGATTGTAGGTACACCTTTAAGATTACCTGGTATTCCAAATGCAGTACAAAGTCTTGTAGTTAAACATGTATCTGGTAAAAATTCTAAACTCATGTTTAAATCGTATGAGCAGGGTAAACAGCAATGGATGGGTAAAGCAGTTGATGTTGTGTGGTTGGATGAAGAACCTCCACAAGATATATACTCTCAGGCACTTCGTGCATCTTTAAAGTCTGGTGGACTAGTATATATGACATTTACTCCAGAAACAGGAATGACTCCAGTTGTTACTCAGTTTATGACTAAACTTGGAAGCTCTCAAGCACTTTTTGCTGCAACATGGGATGATGCCCCACACTTGAATGATGAGATTAAAGAAGAAATACTTAGAGCGTTACCTCCACATGAAAGAGAAATGCGATCAAAAGGAATACCTGTCTTTGGATCTGGTATGGTATTCCCTAATGTTACTGATCAAATAGAGTGTGAACCATTTGCAATACCAGAATACTGGGCAAGAGTTTGCGGAATAGACTTTGGGTGGGATCACCCTACTGCTGCGGTTTGGCTTGCATGGGATCGAGATACAGATACAGTATATGTATATGACTGTTATAGACAATCTGCACAAACGCCTGTTGTCCATTCTGCTGCAATACGAGAAAGAGGGAAATGGATTCCTGTCGTATGGCCTCATGATGGTAGTCAGCATGATAAAGGTTCAGGTCAATCTCTTGCTGACATTTATCGTAAACAAGGACTGAATATGATGCATCAGCATTTCAAAAATCCGAAAGGTGATATTGCTATTGAACCTGGCATTATGGAAATGTTACAAAGAATGGAAACAGGCCGTTTTAAGGTATTTAATTATCTGAGAGATTGGTATGAAGAAGTAAGAATGTATCATCGTAAAGATGGTAAAATTGTCGCAAATATGGATGATCTTATGAGTGCAACAAGATATGCAGTACAATCATTACAATTTGCAACTGTAGAAAAAACTACTGGTAAAAGGAAAAGGAAAGCTATTGGTTCTGGTCCTGGTGAGTGGAACTATTTTCCAGTTGAACGAGTATTTGCATAAGGAACAATATGAAATTTAGTTTTAGTGGATCTTCAGGTAATTGGTGGAACAAACTTGCTAATAATTTTAGGAAAGGAGGAGAAATTGGTAAATTCACTGGTGGTCTTGCTGGAAACCTGGCGCAAGGTAGAGACTACCTGGCAACACAAGGAGGAGGAACTCTTGGTGAAGGGTTACTTCATACTAATGTAGATTTTACTCCATACACAAAAGGTGATCAATCTATAACTGAACATTGGGGAAGACAACTTTCTCCATTATGGGAAGGTGGCTTAACACAACCTGGAGGATCTACAAAAGATTTATTAGATTGGGGCGAAGAAACAGGGATGAAGGCATCTCATCATTTATCAGGTACAAGTGTAGCTGGATATGGCTCTAGTGGAAAGAATAGTGGTAGTGGTTCTTCTGCAGTAGTATCATCAGATTCAGAAGATCCAAGCTTAATAAATCAAGGTGATTGGCAAAATCCTGGCACTATAGATTCATTCTTACGAAGGGAAAACATGTTAAATCGTGGTGGTCTTGCTACTGATTTAACAAAATCCAAACGTGGTAGACTTAATGTTGAAAACCTATCATAAAAAAATTACATGAAAATATATACAGAAATTGTCTATACATGGAATGACAACAAAGGAGAGTTAGTTGAAGAATCCTCTAAGTCTTATGACTATCAAGGTGAAGTAACATTATGTGATAGGAAACGTTACTGGCATCATCACGCTGCCTCAGATGCTTTAGGTATAGGTAACGGAGGTGATAATTCCTGGCAAAATGCAGGGGATTCACTCGGTAACATTGTTAATGATATCGCAAGTACAACCTGGTCTACAGCAGAAACAGCAGCACAGGCAGCACAGACAGCATCAGCAAATGCATGGTCAGGAATGCAGGATTTGGGACAAGATTTTTGGGATAAAGGGGCAGAAGGTCTTAGTGAAATGTGGGAAGGTACTGGTTTAGATGCTGATACTGTTGCTTCATGGACAGATAAAGCAGCAATGGCAGATTCATGGATGCCAGGAAAGTGGAGTGCAGACTCGTCTTGGCAATCTAAATGGATGATGGGTGTAGACCTACGGAAAGCAAACGTTGGAGGGTTTGATTGGCGAGATTACAAAAGGGATTTATATGCAGATTTTCAAACATTTACAGATAATATAAACAATGGTGTTACTGCAGGAATAGAAAATATAGAAACGAATATAGAAGGAGCAGGAGATACTTTAGCTGTTGATGAGATAATAGGAGGCGTTGCAGAAACTGCAACTGATGTTGGAGAAAGTATAGGAACTACTGTAGAAGATTTAGGTAGTGAGATAAGTGAAGGAGTTGAAAACCAAGTAGAGAATGTAGAAGATGTTTTAGCAGATAACAATGAACCTCTTGCGAATTTGGGAGATAAAATTGATGCAAATATTGCAGGTATAAATGAAGATATTGAAACAGGCATTGATGAGAATACTGATACTCTCAACCAGATGGAAGATACAGTAAATTACAATGTAGACCAGGGGAATGCTGCTTTTGATAATGCCACAAGCCTTATTAATGATGTTGGTGCAGGAATAAATGAACATGTACTTGATCCATTATTAAATATTGGTAATGAAAATTCTCTTATTAAGAATCCAACTGGTTGGTATGAAAATGCATTCCATGACTGGTCTGTTACTTCCACAAATGACCTTCCTGGTGGAGGAGGTTCTTTTGACGAAGGGTTAGCAGAAGATTTTTCAGAGAGTTTAGGTGGTGTCTTAGGTGCAGAAATGGAAAATTTTGGGAATACAATGGGGGGTATTTTAGGTAATATGTGGCCTAGTGATGGCGGTGAATCTCAACTTGCTGCATCGAGACGAAACATGCAAGGTCTTGAAGGAGATCCATTTGGGAATCCAAGCGAGACTAGACGGTTAATCAACCAAAAAAGAACATTTAAAACAGCACCTTCATTAATTAATGCATAGGTAAATTATGGCAGAATATGGTGAAAAAGATCCTTTAGGAACTAGGATCGATAAACATTTTGAGCATCTAAAAGGCAAACGTAGCACGTGGGAACGTCATTGGCAGGAACTTGCCGAATATGTATTACCACATCGTTCTGATTTTACTTCAAAACGTTCACTCGGTGAAGAACGTCTGGAAATGGCATTTGAAGGAACAGCAATGAGGTCATTGAAACGATTTGCTTCTCAGATTCATAATGTTTTTACACCTATGGGTGCAGAATGGTTTAAACTTACCACAGGAATTGTGGCCGTTGACAAACAAAGAGACGTTCAATTATGGATGGAGGAGGCAACAAAAATTGTTAAACATCACATATCACGCCCATCTTCTAATTTCCACTCTGCGATCTATCAGTATTACCTTGAAGCAGGAGCTTTTGGAACTGGCATTGTCTTTGTTGAAGATATTCCTGGTATCGGGCCTCGTTATCGGAACTTTCCTCTTTCTGATTGTGTGCTGGCTGCTGGAGGTGAAATGGAAATTGACACGATTTATCGCCTTTATAAGCAAACGTGCAAAGACTTAGTAAGTAGATACCCTCCTGAAAGTTTGCCTGAAGATGTTGTTAAGAAAGGCATGGGAGAAAAAATGCTGGAAGAGGAAGATGTAGTACATTTAGTTACCCCATCTTGGACTCTTAGAGAGTTTTTGCCAAAAGAATTTGATAAGCCGTTTGTATCTATTACCTATCTAAAAGATAAGAAAAAGGTTGTTCAAGTAGGAGGCTATGATGAAATGCCATATATATGTGCAAGGTGGGAAAGATCTGATCGTGAAATATATGGTCGAGGTCCAGCATGGGAAGTCTTACCAGATATGCGTTTAATGAATGAAGTAGAAAAAGTATATCTAAAAGGAATCCAAAAAGCTATTTCACCTCCTATGTTTGTTCCAGATTCAGGGCTATTAGATCCTCTTGACACTACACCTGATGCAATAAACTATTATAATGTTGGAATTGGAGGGAAAGATATGATTTTCCCTGCACCAAATGCAGGACGAGTAGAGTATGCGCAACAGCTTAGTGCCAAACTAATTGGCTCAATCAAAGAAGGATTCTTCCTTGATGTCTTGGAGTTACCTGGACCAACTGCTCCAGATGGTGATGTAATGCGTTTCTCTGCAACCGAAGTATCAGTTCGTATGAGGCAAAGGATGCCTGTACTTGGTCCTTTACTTGCTCGTCAGGAGTCAGAGTTTTTAGACCCGATGATACGTAGGACAGTTAAAATATTAATGCGTTCTATGATGTTAGGTAAAATGCCTCCTGTCTTAGAGGAAATTGGATACAGAATAGAATATATTAACCCAATTTCAATATCATTACGTAGTGGCGAAGTAAATTCGATGGTACAACTATTTGAAATGATTATGCCACTTGCACAAATTGATCAAACAATTCCAATGTATTTTAATACTCATAAAATATTACAAAATACTGCGGAAGTTTTACAAGTTCCACCATCTAATTTGCGAACTGAAGAAGAAGTACAGGAAATTGTTAAAAAACAACAAGAACAGCAAGCATTACAACAAGAACAACAGCAAGCACAATTAACCTCACAGGTTGATGAAAGACAGGCTAATGCTGAAGCAAAAAGGGCACAGGCTAAAGCAGCATGAATTTCCCATTTTTAGAACGCAAACATGAAGACGAATTATTTAAAGAAGTATTTAGTGGAGAAGCTGGTAAAGAGCTTATTGCACACTTATCTAATACTTTTCATGTATTTAAAACTAATCAAACACCTGATCCTTATGTCTCCGCTTTCCAAGAAGGTCAGAGATCAGTTGTCATTAAAATAATGGAGATGCTACATCAAGATCTAGATGCGGTAAAACGTAGACTAGAAACAATGGAACAACAACGTCTTAAAAGGAGACAATAATGGAAGAAATGGCAACAGAAACTACCCCTGAAGAACAGGTAGGACAAGTAGCTTCTGAAGGCACAAACGAAGTAAGCACACCAGAAGCATCTCATTTTGATAGGATGCAGTTTGATGCCACTTCGTTACCTGATAGCTTGAAAAATGAACCAAGTCTTCAGACATTTACGACTGTAGATAACTTAGCTAAATCCTATGTTAATGCAGTTAAAAAAATTGGTGGGAACCCTGACCATCTTGTGCAAATACCACAAGAAGGAGAATCTAAGGATAATTTCTACAATGCTTTAGGAAGACCAGAAACACCTGAAGGTTACGATTTCGGAGAAGATGGAGGTCAATTAGATTTCTTTCGACAAGCAACACACGGAATTGGTCTATCTAATAGTCAAGCCCAAGAAATGCTTAAACTGTATGCTGCGGTGGAAGGTGAGCAAAATAAACAATCTCAAAAAGCCAATGCCGATTTTCATGTTAATAGTCAGATTGAACTCAAAAGAGAGTGGAATGTTGATTATGACAAGAAAATGGATTATGCACAGAGAGTATTTGGGCAATATGCTTCTCAAGAGTTTAAAGATTTGATGGATAGTACAGGTTTAGGTAATCATCCAGAACTTCTAAAAACTTTTTCCAAGATTGGACAGATGTTAGGAGAAGATCAGTTAATAGTAGGTAGTGGAATAGGTGGACAGGCGATGAGTCCAGTTGAAGCAAGAGAGGAGATTCAGAGGCTTTACGCAGACAAAGCATTCTCTCAGTCTTATTTGGACAAATCAGATCCTGGTCACAAACAAGCATCTACAACAATGAGTAAGCTTTTTGATTATGCTTATCAAGGTCAACGTGGTTGACCGATGCCAACAGGAAAGTTAGTTAAAAGATAATCGAAAGACCTTTTATAAATACTTTTGCGACCCGACAGGATAATCGCTAGGCACTATTGGAACCCTTTTTTTAATTTTTAATAGGAAACAATATGCCAAGTTTTAGTGATATCGAAACCAGTTATGTCCAGCGCTATGCGCAGGATGTACAGCATATGTTACAGCAAAAGACTACTAGATTGAGAAATCTTGTAAGCCAGAAACTTGATTGTTCTGGTATAGCAGAATTTATTGATCGTATTGGTGGTGCAACTGCTGAAAACAAAAATGCTCGTTTCGCAGATTCGCCTGTGCAGTCTATAGCTCATCAGCGCAGGAGAGTAACAGCACGACCTTATCATGCTGGCTT